TGCGCGAGCTGGCCGGGACCTACAAGACCGTACCGGAGGGTGCGGACCCGCTCGACATCGAGACGGTGTCCGACACGGACTTCTGTGCGCTCGAAGAGTAAGAAGCGGGACACGTTCGTACGATGGTGCCAAAGCATGAGCAACCTGTGGGGGGAGAGCGCGGAGCCCCCCTATCACCCGCTGGAGCACTACCTCGGACGTTCCAATGCGCTGGGCAGCCGTATCTTGCCGGTCACGCTGGGCGCGACGGGGTGGTGCTTTGAGTTGCGGGGCCGCAAGTTCAAGCGGCACAAGTACCGCTCATGGGAGCAGCAGTTCGTCAACGAGTTCGAGATCGCGCAGGCGTTGGGGAGGGTATCGTGGTCCTTGATTCTGGCTCTCTCCCGTGGTACCTTGACACCGGCACAAGTCCGTGGGAAGCGTACCAACGTGCAACTCACGTTACCGTTGATTTTGAGACAACCAATCGGGAGAAGGGGGACCCGTGCCATCCAGACAACCGGATCATAACGGCCTCGCTGAGCTTGAATGGCGGGCCAACGCAATCGGGGTGGGAATGCGTGGAGCGGACCTTGAAAGATTTGTCGACGCAGCCATGCGTACTGATCGCGCACAATGCGAAGTTCGAGCTTGGCTGGATGAGGCGCCACGGGATTCCGTTGCAGAACTTCCTCCCGTTCGACACGATGCTGGCCGAGTACGTGCTGGCGGGGAACCGTCCGTGGCCCCTGGATTTGGATTCGATAGCCCAGAAGTACAGGCTCGGCTCCAAGGGGCGACTGATCGACCGGCTGATGAAGGGCGGGGTGTGCCCATCCGAGATGCCAGAGCAGCTCCTAGCACAACGGTGCGAATCCGACGTATCCCTGACCACTCAGCTTTTCTACCTCCAGAGGGAGTTGCTGGAGCAGGCCGGCCTGACGCGGGTGGTGTACACGCGGTGCGTGACGACTCCAGTGCTGACGATCATGGAGTCCGAGGGCATGTTACTCGATCACGCGGCGGTAGCGGCCGAGTACGACAGTCTGATTCAGAGACGCGCGCATTTACAGACAGCCTTAACCGCGCTCGCCGCGGGGGTGAACCTTCGATCTGGGAAGCAGATGGGGGAGTTCTTGTACACGACCTTGGGCTTTCGGGAGATGAAGGACCGGCACGGGAACCCACTCCGTACAGCGACGGGGCGGCCCCGGACCGACTCGTTAGCTTTGTCCTCCCTTACAGCCACCACCGACAGCCAGAAACATTTCCTGAAACTGAAGCAGGAGCACTCCAAGATCGACTCAGCGTTGACGAAGACACTCGACTTTTTCTACAGGGTGTGCGAGGAACGGGGGGCTACGTTTCGGGCGCAGTTCCATCAATCGCGAACGCGCACACATCGGCTGAGCTCCTCCGGGCGTCGATTGGGCTTCTCCGACGGATCAGAGAGGGGGGTACAGTTCCAGAACTTGCCCCGAGCGTACAAGAGGCTCTTCGTCGCGCGGAATGGGAATCTGATAGTGGAAGCGGATGGAGCCCAACTGGAGTTCCGCGTGGGTGGCAGCCTCGCCCACGACCCGCAGATTCTGCGGGACGTGCAAGAGGGAGCCGACGTCCACCGGTTCACGGCCTCGGTTCTCCACCGGATACCGGAGGACCAAGTAACGAAGCGCCAGCGCGACGGCGCCAAGGCCGACACGTTCAAGCCGATGTACGGAGGGATGAGCGGCACCCCGCGCCAGAAGGCATACTACGAGGCATTTCGGCAGAAGTACCACTCTCTGCACTCTACCCAGCAGGGATGGACGATGTCGGTCCTGCGCGACGGGTGCCTCCGCACCGCGTCGGGCCTGACGTTCTACTGGCCGGGGACCCGGATGGACCAGAGCGGGTACGTACAGAACAGCAGCTCGATCTTCAACTACCCGATACAGAGTCTCGCAACCGCGGAGATCATTCCGATCTCGCTGGTTTACCTATTCTGGCTGGCGGCTGCGGAAACCCCCTCTGTCCGTTTTGTGAATACCGTCCACGACAGCGTAGTGGCGGAGGTTCCGGCGAAAGAGCTTGACAAGTACCGGGCTCTTGTGGTAGAGTCCTTTCTGAATCGAACCTACGAGTTCATGGATAAGGTCTACGGGATAGACCTGTACGTGCCGCTCGGGGTCTCAATCCGAGCCGGAACCCGTTGGGGTGAGGGCGAGGAAGTGGTAACATCAGACCCCTATCGGGGAGGAAGTAGCGAAGATGCGACATGAAGGCGTTGTGTTCAAGGTTTACGACAAGGTGTTCTCCGGCTGCATGACGTACAGCGTCAAGCTGGACGGTCAGCCCAAGTATCACCGGCTGGGCGGGAACCGGTACGCGGGGATCGCGGAGCCGGGCAACCGGATCGCGTTCGAGGCGACGGACAACCCGGACGGCAAGAGCACGAAGGTGACGGGCCCGGTCACGCTCTGCGCGGCACCGGCACCGGTGGCGCAGACCGCGTCCGTGGGCGGTGGGTACGGTGGTGCGGATCGCCAGAACAATATCGTGTACCAGTCCTCACGAAAGGACGCAATCGCGTTCCTGGAACTGGTCAACGCGACGGGGGCCCTCAAGCTCCCGGCTGCCCCGGCCGCCAAGCTGGGCGCCTTGGAAGCGGCACTCGACCGCTACACGGCGTTGTTCTTCGACGACGTCAGTACACTCGGCGCGGTGGTCCGCGAGGCCGAGGGCGCGACGCCCGTGAGAGCCCCGGTGGAGGCACCGGCCGCTGAGGACGACGAGGCCTGAGGGGGGTCTGGGGTACAAGGGGGGTGTGTTGATGGTTCGTGTGGTGGTCGATGCCGATGCTCTTGTCTACGCTTGCGGCTTTGCCGTAGAGCGGACGCGGTATGACGTCTCCGTGTTACGTCCCGATGGGACTACGGTCGAGACAGTCAAAGACTCGCGTGACGAGGTCGAGGCATGGCTCAGTGACGAGTCAGAGGACTCAGTCAGGCAGATAGACCGCGTGGTCGATGCTGAACCACTTGCCAACGCACTCCACCTTGTAAACCGGACGCTCACGGCGACGGACCAGTACCTGACCGATCAGGGTGTGGACTTCGACCGGATGGAGCTTTACATAACGGGCAAGGGAAACTTCCGGGAGGGGCTGGCGACCATCAAGGGTTACAAAGCCAACCGAGACCCGACCCACCGCCCGTACCATTACAAGTCGATTCGCCGCTACCTGAAAAACCGGTGGGGGGCCACTGAGGTTCAGGGCTACGAGGCGGACGACGCAGTGGCGATGATCGCCTACGAGTGCGACTTCGATCCGGCCCGGTTGATAATCGCGGCAGTCGACAAGGACTTGCTGACGATCCCCGGCCGCCACTACCACCTAAAGAAAAAGACCATGACCATCGTCACGCCCGGCGAGGCGCTGGCCTATTTCTACCGGCAGCTGATTACCGGGGACCCGACCGACAACATCGGCGGGTGCTGGAAGGCCGGGGAGAGGGCCGCGGCCTGCATCCAGCCCGGTGACGACGAAAGGCTCATGTACAAATACGCGCTGGACCTCTACACGGCCAGCTTGGAGAAGAAGGGATGCCCGTACGGAAATCTCGGCGCGGAAAGCGCACTGCTCGAAAACGCTCGGCTGCTGCACCTACGGCGGTACGTGGGCGACGTGTGGGCCCCACCCGCCCAGCGCAGAATGTGGAGTGGCGCTCTCAGTTCGAGCGCAGGCTCCGTGCCGGGCTTGACCGGCTTGGAGTCGAGTATGGATACGAGTCCCGTACGTTCCGCATCACAATGCCTGTCTCGGGATATTGTGCGGAGTGCGGCGGGAAGCAAGTCCAGCGAGCCTCCGTGTACACCCCCGACTTCTTCTTCCGTACGTGGACCGTCGAAGCGAAAGGCAAGTTCACGGCCAAAGATCGCAAGCGGGTCTGCGCCCTCTTGAGCGCGAACCCCCGGCCCATGAAGTTCGCCATGCTGTTCCAGCGTGACAACAAGCTGTCCAAGTCCAGCACGACGCGCTACAGCGAGTGGTGCGAGAAGCAGGGCATACCGTGGGCGGTGGGCTGGTTCAACGAGGAGTGGCTGAAATGACCGCAGATACGAAGACGCCGAGGGATTGCAAGCATGGGCAGCTAGCGCGGACTTGCTATATCTGCGAACTAGAACGCGAACTGGCCGACCTGAAACCAACCTGTTCGGTGTGTGGTCGCCCCGAGCCGTGTGGATTAGACCAGGATGAAATGAGTCCTTGTACTTTCGATCCGTCACCGCGCCAACTGTATGAAGATAACTGCAAGTTACGGGCAGAGCGGGATGCGCTGCAAGATCAGTTGGAGCGGAGAACGCAAGAAAGGGATGATGCCCGCACGCTATGAAAACAACGTCACCGTACTACAACGTTCCAAGGGAGCACCTCAATGAGCGTCTTTTTCGGGTTCCTGATGCTGGTTGCGGCTGTCACGCTGTTCCCCCTGCTGGCGCTGCTGCTGGTGGTGGCGATGCTCATCTTATGGACTGTGGACCGGTAGCAGGGATGTTTGACATAATCCACTCCCAAACCCCCGGGGCGGGGAGCGCCGAGAGCCGCAAACAGACCCCGGTGGCGACCGGGTTTCTGGATTACTTCCCGCTGGCTATTGCGGCCGTCGCCCGCTGCTCCCAAATTGGTAACGAGCAGCATCACCCCGGCTCCCCACTACACTGGGACCGGTCCAAGTCCGGGGACGAGGCGGACGCCCTCCTGCGGCACTTCATGGAGCGAGGCAAGCTCGACTCGGACGGCGTATCGCACGCCATTAAGGTAGCGTGGCGGGCGATGGCCATGCTACAGAAGGAGCTGGAGGCCGCGCTTAGTCCGGCCCCGGTATTGGTTGTGCAACCGCTGTACTCGCAGCGCCCCCTGGACGCGAGAGGCAACATCCTATGACCAAGTCAAGCACCGTCATTCTGCTCCGCAAGGACGCGGAGGTAGCGTTCCGGGCCCTCGACGACGCGCAAGCCGAGATCGAGGCGTTCGAGAAGGACGCACCGTGGTACACGGCCAGCTCCAAGATGATGGACCGCATCGAGGACGGCGCGAAGGCGCTCAAAGACGCCCTCGCATGAAGAGCCGCAAACCGAAGCTCCTAGTCCTCGACATCGAGACTTCCCCGGCCCTCGGGTACTTCTGGAGGATGCACGACGAGAACATCAGTCTCGACCAGATGATTACGCCCTCCCGTATCCTCTCCGTGGGCTGGAAGTGGCGCGGCGAGGACCGGTTCCATTACCGGGACGTGTGGCCGCACGGCTCCGTTGCCGCATCCAAGGCGATGCTTAAAGACATCCATACCGCACTGAACGAAGCGGACGGCGTCATTACTTTCAACGGCTCGCGGTTCGATCTGCCCAAGCTGACCGGGGAGTTCCTCGTCGCGGGCATGGACCCCTGCCCGCCGGTCGCATCCATCGACGTCTACAAGACGACCAAGAAAATGGGCTTCACTAGCAACAAGCTGGCCCACGTGGCCCCCTTGCTCGGGTGTGGGAACAAGCTGGACACCGGCGGGTTCAAGCTGTGGCGCGAGTACATGCAGGGTGACAAGAACGCCCGCAAGATCATGAAGCTGTACAACTGGCAGGACGTGGAGGTTCTGGAGAAGGTCTACAACCGCATCCGGCCGTACATCACGGACCACGTGTACATGGGTGTGAGCGCCGAACCGAAGCGGGGCACGGCCGAGATTCTGACCACCGAGTGCCCCACGTGCGAGTCCCTCGACGGCCAGCACCGTGGACGGCGCAGAACCAAAGCGTTCTGGATCGACCGGATTCAATGCTTGGGGTGTGGCCGGTGGTATGACGGCAAGCGGAGTAAAGCGTGAGCAGGAACAAGTTGGTCGCGGCCAGCGCCACGGTCGTACCCGCGCTCGCGGTTCTTGGGGTCATGGCGCTGGGCGTATTGGTCGGCGTCTGGATCGACGCGCTCCGGCGGCCAGCCCTCTGCCTCGCGGCCAGCCGCCGCGTCACGGCGTTTAAGGTCTGCACCACCGCATCCGAGCCGTTCGTCTGCATGGCCTCTCCGGAGTCCGCAACGCAGTTCCTGCTGGACGAGGCTTACATCAAGGAGTATTGTAAGACATGACACCCATAGACCCCCGTGACAGCAGCAGCAAGACCGCGCTCCAGCTGATTGAGCGCCTCTACCTAGAGCGCAACGAGGTCGAGCACCTTCTCTGTGTGTTCGCCAAGAAGGGAGACGAGAACAAGAACGTGCTGGGGATCGGCATGTCCGTCGACACGGACCTGTCGTGGTTCCTGCGGGCGAAGGAGTGGGTGACGTGGTTCCTCTACCGTCTCATGACCGCCAACGACGAGGCGAGCGCGTTCATCGAACAGCTCAACGAAAAGATCCTTGAGAACATCGAGCTCCCCCCGGGCCGCAAGCCGTCGTGAGGATACTGGTCGCCTGCGAGTTCAGCGGCATCGTCCGCGACGCCTTCCGGGCGTGTGGGCACGATGCGTGGAGCTGCGACGTGCTGCCGAGCGAGGCCGGTAGGGACTACCACTTGCAGGAGGACGTGCGGGACATCATGTATGACGGGTGGGACATGCTGATCGCGTTCCCCCCTTGCACCTACCTAGCCGTCTCGGGGGCCCGCTGGTTCAAGGGCCGCGAGCGGGAGCAGCAAGAGGCGCTCCGGTTCGTCCGGGAACTTCTTGAAGTCCCCATCCCTCGCACCGCGCTTGAGAACCCCATCGGGGTTATCAGCACCAAGATACGCAAGCCCGATCAGATCATCCAGCCGTGGCAGTACGGCCACGGAGAGACCAAGGCCACGTGCCTCTGGCTCAAGAACCTACCGCATCTGGTACCCACCGACGTGGTGGCCGGCCGGCGCGGGCGTGTACACTACGCCAGCCCGGGCCCGAACCGGTGGAAGGATCGCTCGCGTACCCTCCACGGGATAGCGGACGCGATGGCTGAGCAGTGGGGGCGACTGTGAAGTTCCCGCAGATCGGGCTGGTCGCTAAGCCCATCAAGCATCAAGTCACGGCCACCGGGTTCATCGAAGAGTCCCTCAAGCGGGCCGGGTATCGGACCCGGGCCACGCTCGACCTGAAGGCTTCCGAGAGCATCATCTTCTGCTGGTCGTGGGGCAAGGCGGAGACCATCCGGCTCGGCAACAAGAACGCCATCATCTGCTGCCTCGACCACGGGTACACCCGCGAGCGGGGCAAGTTCATCAACACCGGCTGGTCAGTGCCGTCCGTTCCGTGCGGCCTGAACGGGTTCGCTGAGCACGCGTGGGTCGAGGACGGGGGCGGCCGCCTGCGGGCGATGGGGTGGGACGCGGAGCTGCTCCTGTTCCCCCCGGCCTTCAAGTTCCACCCTCAGTCCCAGGGACTCCGGGCCCTGATCTGCGGGCAAGTATACGGTGACGCCATGGTCGTCGACCACGTGGCGGACTACACCGTCTGGTTACATAACCTCAAGGACGCGCTCCAGAAGGAGGGCTACGAGACCCGGTTCCGCCCCCACCCGGTCATGGTACGGAGGGGGAACGCCCGGGAGCGTTACGGGAACATGGGCCGGGAGAGCCAAGCTAAGGACCTGTGGGAGGACTTCCGGGTGGCAGACCTAGTGGTAGGGCTCAGCTCCAACGCCGTCGCACAGGGCTTTATGGCGGGCGTGGACGCTCGGGTCTACAACAAGGGGTCCATGCTGTCT